AATCAGATAAATCAGATAAATCAGATAAATCAGATAAATCAGATAAATCAGATAAATCAGATAAATCAGAACAGAAATCAGATAACAAGGATGGGAGGATAAATGAAAAAATAGAATTTGATAATGTCTATCCAGAACCATCAGACGAAGATTTTCAAGAAAAAATATATAAAAAACGAGAATATTATTATCATAAAATACCACCAAGACCAAATTTAACAGATTATAATGATATTAAAGAATATCGTGATTTATATTGTAAGGGAAAATTTGTGTTACATGAACATCAGGCAATGTTAAGTAATTTTATTAATCCAGATACGCCTTACAAAGGAATATTGGTTTTTCATGGATTGGGAACAGGAAAATGTTTACATCCATCAACAATTATTCCAACAAATAAAGGAATGATGACAATTGAAAACATATGGAATACATATAAAACAACAGTTGTTAATGTTTCTGATAATGAACAAGTAACACAGTCATCAGAACAAATTAATGTTTGTTCATTAAATAATTTATCATTAATGACATCATGTGGTGTAGATAATTTATATAGACAACATATCAATTATAAATTGAGAAAAATAGTATTAGAAAATGGAAATTATGTTATTTGTTCTGTCAATCATCCATTTTTAATATGTAACAGATGTACAATTGAATGGACAAATAACATTAAAGAAGGAATGATGTTGGGAGTACCACGAAGAACAACCCAATTAAGTACTAATGAAAAAAAAAATATAATAAAGGAATTAGCATTTATTTTAGGATTCTATATTTTTAGAAATGAAACAGACAATTCTTTTTCAATTATTATCAATGATACAACATTTTTAAAAGAACAAGTTTTATATTCATTACATAAAATTGAAGAATATTATAACTTCAAATTTAAAATAACAACAAGTACAAAATTTAATAAAAGTATAATAACTGTTAAAAGTACCAATTTTTGCTCTTTTATCAATCTATTTGGAAATATTTTTGATTTAATCATGAATGAAAGTATTGAAAATGTTGAATATTTTTTAAAGTCATTTTTATTAGATAAAGGTGTTTTAAATTGTAATAAAAAAAATATCATAATTTATGTCTACACAGACAAAGTTTTACAACAACTTATTTTTACATTGAAATTATTTAATATTGATTGTTTTTCAAGACTTTTGAAACAAAAAACAGAAAATGATTATGAATATGCATGTATTATTGAACATAGTGAATTTGATAAAATTGAAAATTGTTTTGGAATTTATACTTCAATAATGCGTTGTGGAAACAGACAACAACCTATAAAATGTAAAGCTTTTATTAATAAATTTGGAACATTTGATGATGTTGAATATTATGATATTATTGATATATCAGAATTCAATTATGATGGGTATGTATATGATTTAGAAGTTAAAAATTATCACAATTATGTTGCAAATGGTATATTATGTCATAATACATGTGTTGGTATAGCAATAGCAGAAAAATTCAAAGAACAAGTTGTTAAATATGGGCAAAAAATTTATATTTTGGTTAATGGACCAACTATGAAAAAATCATGGAAAGATCAATTACTACAATGTACAGGAGATACATATACGAAATTTTTTGATAAAAGTATTTATATTGACAAAACAAAAAAAAATAAATTGGAAAGTGCATATATTTACAATGCATTACAATATTATAAATTTATGAGTTATAGAAGTTTTTATAAACATGTGTTAGGAGAACGTATAACAGATAAAAAAATTATTAAAGGAAGTAAAGTTAAAATTATTCATAGAAAAACAGAAGAAGGTGAATTTGAACGTGATATTTCTGTAAATAGAATATTCAATCTAAATAATACTATTATTATTGTTGATGAAGCACATGGATTAACAGGAAATGTATATGGAGATGCATTGAAACATATTATAAAAAATTCTATTAATTTGAGAGTTGTTTTATTAACAGGTACTCCAATGAAAAATTTAGGTGATAACATTGTAGAACTTATTAATTATATCAGACCATTGAATTCACAAATAGAACGTAATTTGGTTTTTGATAGTAATGTTAATCATGAAATGGATTTTAAAGATGGTGGAGAAGAATATTTTAGAAATATGATCCGTGGGTATGTGTCACATGTTCGTGGTTCTGATCCATTAATTTTTCCTCGTAGAAATGATATTGGTGAAATTCCCGATGGATTGGCATTTACTAAATTAATACGTTGTCAAATGGAAAAATTCCAATATGATGTTTATGCTAATGTTAAAATTGACACATTAGATAGAAAAAGTGAAGCTGTATCAAATTTTGTGTTTCCAAGTTTAAGTAGTGATCATAAACGTATTGTAGGATGTTTTGGTCGTGAAGGCATAAATTTAGTTATTAATCAATTAAAATCAAATAAAGAAACATTAAACAAATTGATTGGAGAATTATTACATATCAAAGATACAAATTTAATAACAACAACACATGATGGAAAAAACATAACAGGAAGATTATTGGAATTAGAAAATTTAAAAACATTTTCTATCAAATTTTATGAAATATTAAAAAATATTGGAAATTTATTTGAAGGAAAAAAAGGAGCAAAAAAATGTTTTATATATTCCAATTTTGTTAAATTTGGTATTGAATTATTCCAAGAAACATTAAAACAAAATGGTTATTTGGAATATCAAGAAAATTTTCAAAATTATCAAATTACAGGAGATACAATTTGTTATTTTTGTGGTAAAAAACATTCTATTCATGCAACAAGTGATGATAATATTCCTATTCATACTTTCCATCCAGCTACATATATTACAATTATTGGAAAATCATCTGAAACAGAAATAGAAGAAATGCCAGAAGAAAAACAAAATATTATTGCTAATGTTTTTAATAAACCTCAAAATAAAAATGGAAAATATATCAAACTTGTTCTTGGAAGTAGAGTTATTTCAGAAGGAATCAATTTGAAAAGTATATCGGAAGTTCATATTATTGATGTATCATTTACATTAGGACGTGTTGACCAAGTTGTTGGTCGTGCTATTCGTCAATGTTCCCATTATGATCAATATTCAAAAGATAATGTTTATCCAGAAGTTGATGTGTATAAATATGTTGTTAAAGTTGATGGTAAAATGTCAGCAGATGAAGATCTTTATAAAAAAGCAGATTTAAAATATTTATTAATAAAAAAAGTAGAACGAATAATGAAGGAAGAAGCAATTGATTGTCCAATTAATATTAATGGAAATATTTTTAAAGAAGAAGTTGAAAAATATAAAAATTGTAAAGAAGTTGAAAAAATGCTTGGTAGTATTAATAAAACAGATCAAGATGCTTGTCCAGCTATTTGTGACTTTACAAAATGTGAATATAAATGTAGTAATAACTTACTAAATGATAAATATTATGATCCTGAAAGAAAAATATATAAAAATATTCCTATTGATGATCTTGATTATACAACATATACTCATGGTCTAGCAAGAAATGAAATTGATTACGCAAAAGAACGTATAAAAGAAATGTACATATCAAAATATATTTATACTATTCACGATATCTTAGAATATGTTAAAAACAGTTATTCAGAAGAAAAAAAAGAACTATTTGACGAATTTTTTGTTTTTAAAGCATTAGATGAAATGTTGCCCATAACAGAAAATGATTTTAATAATTATAAAGATGTTATTATTGATAAAAATAATAGATTGGGATATTTGATTTATGTTAATAAATATTACATCTTTCAACCTTTTGACCAAAAAAATGAAAATATTCCAATGTATTACAGAACAAAAAATATTCAAACAATAACACAACAAATTTCTATTGTTAATTACATTAAACTTATTAATCCATCATTATTAAATGAACATGTATCAGATAATGAAGAATTTGAAATAAAATCATCTTATGAATTTGATGAAGAATATTACAATAATAGAGATGAATTTGATTTTGTTGGAATTATTGATCAGGAAGGATCTACTGAAAAAACATCTGATGTTTTCAAAATTCGTGAAAAACGTGAAAAAGTTTTAGATAAAAAACGTGGAACGGGTATCCCTTCATTACGTGGTGCTGTTTGTAATATAGCAAAAAGTAGAACATATCTTGATAAAGTTATGAAAAAACTAGATATTAAACAACCTGAAAAAAAAAGAAGAAATATTATTTGTGATGTTATTAAAGACAAATTATTACTTCTTGAAAAATATAGTACTGGTAAAAATAAAATAACTTATGTTATGATTCCAAAAAATCATCCAAATCTTCCATTCCCTTATAATATTGAAGACCGTATTGAATTCATTAAAGATGAACTTAAAAAAGAAAAAATTACAATTGACATCTCACAAAAACAAAAAGCTGAGAAAAAAATTTATACTCTCAAATTAAGTAGTAAACCAAAACTATTTGACATTGAAAAATATGGCATTCTTAAAAATAATAAAACATTAGAAATTTAATGTATAATTATTTTTTAATTTGTTGTTTTAATAAAAATTGTTGTTTGCTATCAAGCAATAATTTTTATTAAAATCATGTTATGATTTTAATAAAAATTGTTGTTTGCTATCAAGCAATAATTTTTAATAAAAATTGAAATATGAAATAAATATAAAATATAAAAACAAATACATTTTATATAGAAAAATAATGACAGAAAAACAAAGTATATCTTCTTATATTAATACATATTTGACTACTGATATTGTTTTGCAACCAAATCAAATGGATAATAATATTTACAAACATTTAAAAGATAATATTATTAATTTGATGTATGGAAAGTGTTATAAAAATTTTGGAGTTATAACAAAAATATTTAAAATTGAAGAACGGTCTGGTGGCAAAATAATACCAGAAGATCCATTTTCAGGTGCCGTTTATAAAGTTAAATTTTCATGTCAAATTTGTAAACCATTAAAAGGTATGACAATTGTTTGTGAAGTTAAATCAATAAATAGTGAAATTATTTATCTTATTAATGGTCCTATGAAGATTTTTATACCAGAATATAAAAATATATCTATCAATAAAGAAAATTTTGTTTTTGATGATCTTAAAAATGTTCTTATCTATAAAAAAGGAACAAAAGGACTTCCTATTCTTAAAGGCTCAATCGTAAAAGTAAAAATTTATAAAATTATACTAGAACATGAAAGTAAACATATAACAATAATGGGGTTTTTAGATGATATCGCAACTGATGAAGAAATTAAACAATCACTTACCGAAAGAGATGTTGATTCTGATAAATTCGTTGAATATGATGGATATTATGATTCAGTTAAACATATTGAAAATGAAGCTGTTTTTCCATTAAAATCTTCTTCTGATTCAGAAGAAATACTAATTGAAAAAAATAAAGAAAGTGAAGAAAGTGAAGAAAGTGAAGAAAGTGAAGAAAGTGAAGAAAGTGAAGAAAGTGAAGAAAGTGAAGAAAGTGAAGAAAGTGAAGAAAGTGAA